AACATAGGCCACGAATATAATAAGGATATTGAATCTCGTTACAGAGATGAAGTATGTAGTGTAGTTCCTACTCCATGGCCCCTAATTGATGAATTGCTTTGTGGTGGTTTAGGGGGTGGTGATTTTGGTTTGATATTTGGTAATCCTGGAGGTGGTAAGTCATGGACATTGGTTGCTTTAGGAGCTTGGGCAGTAAAATTAGGTTACAATGTAGTTCACTACACACTTGAGTTAAGTGAAGGATATGTTGGTAAACGATATGATGCTTATTTCGCCAATAAAGCAGTTAATGTAATTGGAAGCTTTAGAGCAGACGTTGAAAAAGCAGTAAATGAATTACCAGGTACCCTTACAATTAAAGAATACCCACCAGGTAAAGCAACTATAACAACAATCCAATCACATATTCAAAAATTAACTGACCTTGATAATAAACCAGATTTGGTAATTATTGACTATGTAGATTTACTTCGTGCTAAACGTAATAGTAAAGAAAAAAAAGAAGAGATTGATGATATATACTTAGCTACAAAGGGTTTAGCCCGTGAGTTAAATTTACCCGTTTGGTCAGTATCTCAAGTTAATCGTGCAGGTGCCAAAGATGATGTTATTGAAGGTGATAAAGCAGCCGGTTCATATGACAAAATTATGATTACTGACTTTGCAATATCATTATCAAGAAAACGTCAAGATAAAGTAAATGGTACTGGTCGTTTCCATATTATGAAAAATCGTTATGGGATGGATGGATTGACATACTTTGCTAAAATAGATACAGCTACAGGTCATATAGAAATGGACGAAGAGCCAATGGATGAAGATGGAATGGATAATCCGTCATCTAAACCTCCAACTCCTTTTGCTGGTGGAATGGTAAGCACAGATGAAAAAAAGCATTTAAGTAATTTTTTGAAACTTAAAATGGAATCGTAGTATATATTATATTTATGCTCACAAATCAAAAGTATTATGGTAAAGGTTCTTAAATTCTCGGCTGCGTGGTGCGGACCGTGCAAGATGTTATCTCCTATTTTCGAACAAGTAAAAAAGGAAATATCCGGAGTTAATTATATAGATATTGATGTAGATACACATCCTGAGCTTGTACAAGCTTACTCAGTAACAGGAGTTCCTCTTGTTATAATTGAAAAAGATGGAGTAGTAACTAATACCATTGTTGGGGCTAAACCTAAATCTGTATATACAAGCGCTATACAGAATTTACTTTAATTACAGCGCACACGAAGTAAAAATTCCATATATTTATTGGAAACAATTATTTATGAAATACTACGTTAGCGGTCATATTCAAAGTGGAATATATAAAATAACAAATAAAATTAATAAAAAACATTATGTAGGTAGTGCTTATGATTTATATAAACGATATAAAGAACATAGAAGTGCATTAACAAGTAATAGACATCACAACAATCAGCTTACTAGATTTGTAAACAAGTATGGCATAGATAATTTAGAATTTAATTTATTAGAAGAATGTAAACCAGAAGAATTAGAGTTAAGAGAACAGTATTATATTAATAATAATAAAAACTTATTTAACGAAACAATAGATGTTAAATCGTGTAATAGAGGTAAAAAACTAAGCGAAGAACACAAACAACGAATAAGCAAAAGTATTAAAGATAAAAATATAACACGATCTGAGGAAACTAAAAATAAAATTAGTGAGGCAAATAAAGGAAAAGTAGGTAAATATAAAAGAACAAATAAAATAAAACAAACTGTAGCTGATAAGATAAAAAATAATACTGAACGAAGTAAAAAAATATCTGAAGCATTAAAAGGAAGAAAAATAACTTGGATAACTAATAAAACAAAATAAAAGAATGGATACAACACAGGCAATTTTATCAGATATTACCTGCTATATGAAATATAGCAAATTTAAACCAGAATTTAATAGAAGAGAAACATGGGAAGAATTAGTAACAAGAAATAAGGAAATGCATCAAGCAAAATTTCCACAATTAAAAGATGAAATTGAAGAAGCTTATAAATTGGTATATGACAAAAAAGTGTTGCCGTCAATGCGTAGCTTACAGTTTGCTGGAAAACCCATTGAACTTAATAATGCTCGTATATTTAATTGCTCTTTTTTGCCTATTGATGACTGGCGTTCCTTTAGCGAAATAATGTTTTTGCTTTTAAGTGGATGTGGAGTAGGTTACTCAGTACAAAAACATCATATTGAGCAATTACCTGAAATTAAAATTCCTATTAAATCAAAAAGATATTTGATTGGTGATAGTATTGAGGGGTGGGCTGATGCTGTTAGAATGCTTTGTAAAGCATATTTTACAGGTGCACCCCTTCCTTTATTTGATTTTAGGGATATTAGACCAAAAGGCGCCCAGTTAATCACTGTAGGTGGTAAAGCACCTGGTCCAGAACCATTAAAAGAATGTTTATTTAACTTACAAAAGGTATTTGATAGAAAGAAAAATGGTGAAAAAATTTCTCCATTAGAAGCTCATGATATGGCTTGTCATATTGCTGATGCTGTATTATCAGGTGGTATTCGTAGAGCAGCATTGATCTCATTATTTAACTTAGATGATGAAGAAATGTTGACATGTAAATTTGGTAATTGGTGGGAAGAAAACCCACAACGTGGACGTGCCAATAACTCAGCTGTAGTTATTCGTCATAAAATAGATGAAGAAGAATTCTTCAAATTATGGAAGAAAATTGAATTAAGTGGATCTGGAGAACCAGGCATTTACTTTAGCAACGATAAAGATTGGGGTACTAACCCATGTTGTGAAATTGCTTTACGCTCTTATCAGTTCTGTAACCTATGTGAAGTAAACGTTTCAAACGTTGAGTCACAAGAAGATTTAAACGAAAGAGTACGTGTAGGTGCCTTCATTGGTACATTACAAGCTGCGTATACTGATTTTCATTACCTAAGAGATATATGGCGTAAAACAACTGAGAAAGATGCTTTATTAGGAGTGGGAATGACAGGTATTGGTAGCGGTGCTATTTTAAAATATGATTTGAAAAAAGCAGCTGATTTAGCTAAAGAAGTAAATGCTGAAATAGCTGAGAAAATTGGTATTAATAAAGCTGCTCGTGTAACTACAGTTAAACCAAGTGGTACTTCATCATTAGTATTAGGTACATCATCTGGTATTCATGCTTGGCATAATGATTTTTACATTAGACGTATTCGTGTAGGTAAAAACGAAGCAATTTATACTTACTTATCTATTAATCATCCTGAATTAGTTGAAGATGATTTCTTCAAACCAACTATTCAAGCTGTAATTTCAGTTCCACAACGTGCTCCAGAAGGATCTATCTTAAGAACTGAAGATGTAATGGATATGCTTGAGCGTGTTAAGAAATTTAACACACAATGGGTTAAAAAAGGACATCGTAAAGGTGCTAACACAAACAATGTATCAGCTACAGTGTCAATTAAAGAAGGTGAGTGGGAAAAAGTAGGACAGTGGATGTGGGATAATAAAGAAACATTTAATGGGTTATCAGTATTACCTTATTTTGGAGGTACATATACTCAAGCACCATTTGAAGATATTACTAAAGAACAATTTAATGAAATGATAACTCATTTACATGGTATTGACTTAAGTAAAGTAGTAGAGTTTAGTGATGAAACAGCATTAATGGACCAAGCAGCTTGTGCTGGGGGCGCTTGTGAAATAGTATAGCAATGGACGAAACAAGATTTTATACAGACGAGAAAACGGGGTTCATAGTTATGACCCCGTTTGCTCATTTGGTACGAGGATCTTGTTGTGGTAATGGTTGTAAACATTGTCCTTATGATAAACATTATCAAAAACCAATGTTGCGTAACGTTGTTGTAAAAATTGAACATAGTGAATTAGCTGAATATGTGAATAAAAAATTTAAAACTAATTTGGTTATTCAAGAATAATATCATAGATTTACAAAAAATAGGTTATGTTTGTTGAACACAAAAAAGAAACAATATTGGCTGAAGTAGGCAAATTACAACGTCTTAATTACAACCAGTTTTTCTGGTGGAGAAAGTTCCGCCCCAAACAAAAACAATTACATAAATATTCTTATACAGTTGCCAAAATCAAAAATGGCGATTTTGACTTTTCTCATTACTACTGGCAAGCACAATATGCGTTGCTTGAAATGAATGAGAAAACAGGACATATCCAACATCCATCAGCACGTCATGAGGCACAAGCTTTATTTCGTGAGCGTTATAGACGTTTAATGAGGGATTTTGAAAAAGATGAAACTGAACGTTTAGAGGCATTTTACACTGACTGCCGTAAAACTCTCAAACTATCAAAACGACAAGTAGAAGAAATGGCGCTCAATTTTGATGGTACACTAGAGGAGTTTTATATTGACTTGCAATCAAAATATCAAAATAAACCTCAACCAGTACCTGATTTTAATAATTTTGGTAAACGTAAAAGAGGTAGACCTAAAAAAATAATAAATGAGTAAATTTCAATCAACAAAATTATTTGATGGATACAGTTGTGTATTCCGTCAATGGAAAGCAGAAGGAACACACTGTAGATTCCTTCATGGTTATGGTGTTTCATTTAGAGTATGGTTCGAAGGTGAACTTGATGAACGTAATTGGGTTTGGGATTTTGGAGGAATGAAACGCTCTAAAGGTACTATTGATGGTATGAATCCTAAAGCATGGATGGATTATATGTTTGACCATACAACTGTTATAGCTGAAGATGATCCATATCGTGCCTATTTTTATAATATGGAAAGAGAGGGCATCATTCAATTGAGAGTACTTCCTGCTGTTGGAGCTGAACAATTCGCAAAATTCATTTACGGAAAATTAAATACATTTGTTCAGGAAGAAACTGATGGTAGAGTTAAAGTTGTAAAAGTAGAATTTATGGAAAACAATAAAAACTCAGCTACATATGGAGAATGACCCAATGTTAGAAAATAATAGCTATTATGATATAGATATCATTAATAAAGCTAACAAACCTATTTTTAAGAAAATACAGGAATGGGAGAAAAAATATGCTAATGCCTCTAGTAATATGGGTAAATGGTATTGCCAGATTCAAATTGATAGATGGAAGAAAAAACTACATCATTATAAATAATATGAAAGTATCACACGAACTACCTTTAGGGTTAATGCACAAAGCATATGAGTGGAATGATTATGATTATTGTCTCCCTCATTTGATTGACAAGTATCAACAGTATAGACTATTTTTCCAAAAATCACGTTTAGATAAACGTTTTATCATTATGGATAATGGGTTATTTGAGGGAGTAACTCATACAAAAGAAGATTTATTTGATAAAATTAATTTAATCCGTCCTAGTGTTTTTGTAGTTCCAGATGAATGGAATGATGCTAATAGAACTTTAGTAAATGCTAAAAGTTGGATGATTAATTATAAACCTAATCTACCCGATGGAGTTGAATTAATGGCTGTTTGTCAAGGACAAGATATAGATGAATTAACTAGAGTTTATACTACGCTAATTGATTTAGGATACAAATATATAGCAATTAACCATTCTAGTATTGCTTATGAAAAATCATATCCAGGTGAAATGCCTAAGTTAAAAAAACAAATGTATGGCAGAATGGAATTTCTTAGAAGATTAGTTGAAAAAGATATTGTTAGAAAAGGTATTCATCATCATTTGCTCGGTTGTTCATTGCCTCAAGAGTTTATGGCTTATACTGGGTGGTCATGGGTCAAAACAGTAGATACATCTAATCCAATATTAGTTGGAGCAGAGGGACATCGTTACACAGACAGTGGTATTCATTTCAAACCAGAAAATAAATTAGAACATTACATAGAAATGAATTTGGAGGATCGAATGGAAGATATTACCTTTAATGTAAACAAATTTAAAAGTTATGTCAAGTAAAATGGTATCATTGTATGATTATTTAGGTCGCCCTGCAGGTAAAGCATTAGGATGGGCTGTTGGTAGACAAGCATCCTTAGCTGGAGTTGATGTTCAAAAACGTCATGTAGAAAATAAAGCTTATACAGGATGGGTAAATTTGTATAGTGAAGAAGTATTAAAAATATTCTTTAAAAATCCATCTAATAAAGCTATTATTGATGCTGATGAAAAAGCATACCGTGAAAGACAAATAAGGAGGAGATTATGGGGAAAATAAAAGAAGCATTATTTGAAGTAATTAATAGTAGAAATGACGATGGTATTGATCTAGACTATCAATACGAACAATATCTACTAGAACAAAATAAAATTAAGCGTAATAATTTACGCAAGTCGCTTGAACAAGACGTAAGCGATAAACAAGTAAATACTGTCTTAAATAATATTAAGTTGAAATGAAACAAGCAGTTTTATCATTGTCAGGTGGAATGGACTCAAGTTCATTATTGTTACACCTGTTAGCTAATGGCTACGAAGTAACAGCATTAAGTTTTGATTATGGACAAAAGCATCGTGTTGAATTAGAGCGTGCTCAATCATTAGTTGAGTATATCAATTGGAATCCAACAAGAGTATTTCATCATGATCATGCACCAGAAGGATTTGAGCAAGCATACCCATTAGTAAAACATCAAGTAATTAAACTAGATGGATTACAACAATTACTAAACTCAGCTTTAGTAACAGGTGGGGCTGATGTTCCTGAAGGACATTATGAACAAGACAACATGAAAGAAACAGTTGTACCTAACCGTAATAAAATATTTAGCTCAATTATCCAAGCAGTAGCATTATCACTTGCAACTAAACCAATTACTGATGATTGCTCTATAGGACAAAATGTAGCTATTGCTATGGGTATTCACGCTGGTGATCATGCTATTTATCCTGATTGCAGACAAGAATTTAGGGATGTTGATTTTGAAGCATTCAAAACAGGTAATTGGGATAGTCATTTAGTTTATATTCATACTCCCTATCTTGAAATGAATAAGTATGATATTTTAGTAGATGGAGAATCATGCTGTGAAAAATTAGGATTAGACTTTGACGAAATATATAAGCGCACAAACACATCTTATAAGCCAATTTGGATTCCTAAAGCTCAAACACTAGATGGAGATATAGTTTTATATGAATCAAAAGAAGGTTATTGGTTTAGTGACTATAAATCAGCAGCATCAGTAGAACGTATTGAAGCGTTTATTAAACTAGGTCGTCCTGATCCTGTAGATTATGCTGATGAAACAGGACCTGTAAGTTGGGAAGTAGCTAAAGCACACGTAGAAAAGGTATTATATGAACATAAAAAAACAAATATATGATTTACATATTTAAATTTATTTTGGTAATGTTGGCTATGATAGTAGCTGATGTATGTTGGACTTTCTATTTTATTAAAGTAGAAGAACGCAAAGTAATAGCATCAGGTATTTGGTCATCACTTATTATTATAGCAAGTGCCTTTATTACAACAAGTTATGTAGAAGATAGATCATTAGTACCTGCTGCTGTTTTAGGAGCATTTATTGGTACTGCTGGTACTGTATATTATAAAAAGAAAAAAGAAAATAAATGAGTAAAATAGACCCACACAAACTACTTATTAGTAGTGATTTCTATTCAGTACAAGGTGAAGGTATTTCATCTGGGGTTCCATCGTATTTCGTTAGATTAGGTATCTGTAATCTAACTTGCGGTATGAGCCGTAAATTCGCTAACCAATTAGAGAAGGAAAAATCATTAGAAGACGGAGAAATATTCGTTGGTGATTTACACGCTGAAGGTAAAGCAACGTGGACTTGTGATTCTACAAGCCAATGGTTGTGGAGAGGTGTAGATCAAGAGTTTCAATATCTAATTGATAGATGGAAAGAACAAGGTATATATGATGATGTTAAAGAAGGTAATATTCATATTATTTGGACTGGTGGTGAACCAACAATTAAAGGTCATCAAGCAGCTATTTGTAACTTCTTAGCTTATTGGTATGAGCAAGATATGTCAATCACACCATATAATGAAATTGAAACAAATGGTACTGTTTATATTGAGGATGAATTGTTTAGACAATTAGACCAAATTAATTGCTCCCCTAAATTAGCTAATTCAGGTATGTCTAAAAAGCAACGTTTTGTTGAACCTGCTCTTAGACGTATTATGGAACATGATAATTATCAATTTAAGTTTGTTATTAGTGTTGAAGATGATATCAAGGAAATATTTGATGAGTTTGTAACACCACTTGAAGCACCACTTAAAAATATAGTTTGTATGCCTGGTTTAGATGATCAAGATGATTTCCACGAGCGTACTAATTTCGTTTTGGAAATGGCTAAAATCTATAAATTTAGAGGTCTTACTCGTTTGCACATCTCAGCTTGGAATAAAACATTAAACGTATAATATGCCTAAATACAAAATAATGGGTGAACGTACCCTAGTAGAAGCTTGGAGTTACATCGTTGAAGCAGATGATGTCGATCAAGCAATTGAAATGGTTGAAGAATGTCCTGATGGATTATGTGAAGGAATTGAACGTCAAGATGACGATCAGTGTTATGAGGATAGTACTGAGTTTTCATTTCTGGAAGAGATTGAAGAGCCAAAGCCAAAGAAAAAGGCTAATCCAAAACAGATGAATGGAAAGAAAAGTGATGAACCATTTAAGAAAACCAGGAAAAAGAAAAAATGAAAGAATTAGATTTGCATGGGGTATCTCATTATGATGTACGAGATATAGTTGAAAATTTTGTTTTGCTTAATGCTAGAAACTTACCTATACGAATCATAACTGGATATTCAAATCACATGCGTATTCTTACTGAAAATATTTTAATAAAACATAGTTTTGACTATCATGTCCCTTCTCATAACGCAGGTGAAATAATAGTAGTACATGATAAAGAATATACCTTATGCAATTCACAATAACATTAGAGCAATTATATTTTGGTGTTTTCATTTTTGTATCAATAATGCAAATATATTTGATACGTAAAATTGATAAAACTAAAATTGAAATAACTAACCAAAATAAAGAAATTCAGAAAATTTGGGAACAGATTGGAATGATAGCTTCAACAATTGCTATAAAACATTTGGAGCTTGAAAAGGAAGTTAGTAAATTAAAAGAAAAAATAGAAAAAGAATAATATGGAATTATTAAAAAAATCAAACGGTAATTTACCTCGCACACAGAAAGAAATCGATAAGATGATTGACAAAGCAGCTGATGCGTATGGTAAATTCCTTAATGCTGTTGGGTTTGACTATACAGCAGACAGACAAACAGTAGATACTCCTCGTCGTGTAGCTAAAGCATGGCTTAAGGATTTGATTGTAGGTAGCATTACTGACGAACCAAATATCACTGTATTCCCTAATGATGATGGTTATAATGGATTAGTAATCCAATCAGGTATTCCTATTGTTAGTATGTGTGCGCATCATAATCTTGCATTTACAGGTTATGCTACAGTAGCTTATGTTCCAGGAGAGCAAGTAGTAGGTTTATCTAAATTAAATCGTATTGTAGAGTGGTTCAGCCGTAGACCACAAATGCAAGAATCACTTACTCAACAGATTCATGATTATTTAGCTACCAAAATGGATTGCCCATCAGTAGCAGTAAGTATTGCTTGTAAACATACTTGTTGCTCACACAGAGGTATTAAACACCCATCTGTAATGACTACAAATAAATTCAGTGGTGTGTTTATGGAGAAGGATAATTTAATTCGTGAAGAATTCTTACACGCAATTGAGGTTAACGGAACAAAAATGAAATAATGGATAAGCGCTATTTAAATTGGAATGACGTTGATAGAGCAATTAATAGGATAGTTGCTAGTATTAATAGTAGTGGAGTTAAATTTGAAGCTGTTGGTGGATTACCTCGTGGAGGACTAATTCCAGCTGTAATATTATCTCATAGATTAAATATTCCATTCGTAGCCCAAGCTAATATAGCATCAATAGAGGGCGACGTTTTAGTTGTAGATGATATTTGTGATTCAGGTAAAACATTAAAACGATTTAAATCAGAAAAAAATATCTATACAGCTACTTTACATTGGAAACAATCAGCTGAATATCAACCCCATTACTTTTGGGAAATTGCTTATGAAAATGAATGGATAGTTTATCCGTGGGAAAATAAAGATTCACAAACAATACAAGATTATAAAACTAATATAATTAATAAATTATGTTAAACGTACAACAAATATTAGGAGAAGGACTCCTTAAATTAGATAATACTAAAGGCAAACCAGCACAAGTTGGTTTTGATTTATCACTTAAAGCAGTAAATAAAGTAGGATATAATCCCCAAATTGATCCTGTAACATTAGAAAAAACAGGTAAAATTGGTAAAGTATTAGTTGATAAAACTGAATTAACTGATTATACTCCTGTAGAAACATTGAATTTAGATGGTAAAAAAGGGTGGTTGTTATACCTGCTAATCGTGTAGCATTCATCAAACAACGTTCATCAATGTGGAGAAATGGTACATTAATCAATTCTCCAGTGTTCGATCCTGGTTTTGAAACAAATAATATGGGAACAATTATGTTAGTAACTGAGACAATATTCATTGAAGAAAATGCTCGTGTTGCGCAGATTTATTTCCATGAGTGCGATTCTGCTGAATTATATGACGGACAATGGCAGAATGATAAACAAAGACAAGGATAGGATATATTTATATCAAAACGATGGAAGGATTTGACCCAAAGGCACCATCACAAGGTTTAGGTGATGTAATAGCAAAATTTACTCATGCCACTGGATTAGATGTGGTTGCTGATAAAGTCGCTAAGGCTTTAGGGGAAGAAGATTGTGGTTGTAATAAAAGAAGAGAAAAATTAAATGAATTGGTTCCTTTTAATAATAAACCAGTTCCTTCTTTTCCATTACCCTCTACTTTTTTAATCAATAGAAATCTTTCTATTCAATGGAATGGTGATTTGGTTAGATATTCTAAAGGTGAACAGGTATTTGTAGATGAAAACCATCCCATTGCTCAATCATTAAACTATTTTCTTAAAATAGGAGCGATTGAGGTTGTAAATAAATCTTAACGCTATGAAATTAGACAAATTTTATAAATTAAAAAATGAACTAGAGACTTTTAGTTTTGAAAATAATTTTAGTTCATTAAGTAAAACACTATATTATTTTTCCTTTTTAGGGAATATCTTTTTAATATTATTTAGTTATTTTTTTGTTAAAAACGTAACTGATAGCATCCCCAACTTGTTCACAGGTCAGGGGCTGTTTTTTTCTGTTTTCATAGTTTTATTTATGACTGGATATGAGTTGTTTAAGCGCTTTGCGTTTGAGCAGCTCACATCCACTATTTTACGTGTGCGTAAAGCATCAGTTAACGTTATAATAGGTGCTATTACTTGTATTATATTAGTAGCAGGTTCATTTTATTTATCACTTAATGGAGCACATCGATTAATTGATACAAGTGAAACTATAGAAACAACATTAGAGACTAAAGTAAATAATGCTGCTGACTCTATTACTGCTGTATATCAAAAAAGAATTGATATTAAAGAGCAGCAAATAAAAGCTATTAATGATAATAGTGAAACTGGTGTATTAACTAAACGCCAACAAAATAATGTTGCTAAATTAGAAGCAGACGTTAAACAACTTGAAGCAGATAGAGATGCTCGTATTTCTAAAGTTGAAAATAAAACGGGAGATAAATTAACTAAAAAAGAAGAAGAAATAAAACAGAATGATTTTGCGTTTACAGCAATGGTTTTCTTCTTAGAATTAATTATTTTAATAGGTGTAGCTTTTGCTGCTTACTATAAATGGACTTCATATGATGAAATGAAGCAAGTATTATCAACACCTAAGTTTAAGCAAATGGAAATAAACATCCGTTTATTAAAATTATTCTATCAAAACGGACGTAAAAAAGAACAGGATCCTATATTAGCCATAACTAAACTAACCGCATTGGCTAAAGCAAATAAGATAGGTATAACCTTGGGAGAAATAAAAACTTTTGTTACCTTGTGTCAAGAATTAGAAATCGTAACTGGTACACGTAGAAAAAAAGTGTACAATGTTAGTTATGAAAAAGCTAAACAATTAATTGAAACACAAGAAATATAAAGTTATGAATCATCCAGATCCCAAAAAACATCAGTTTATTAGTTTTGTAAAAAGTGCTTGGCGTATTATCGCAGGAGGTGCTTTATGTTTTTACCCTAACGATTTAATATTGTTAGCTGGTATTAGTATCGTTGTTGCGGAAATTCTTGGTATAGTAGAAGAACTAGTGTAAATTTAAGTATGTATCAAGCAATTTACATTCAACAGGGAGAGAACTATGCTAAAACAGTTCATCTTAAAGACGACAATGAAGGTTGGTTACATTTTGATTTCAAACCAACATATTATAAGACTGACCCTAATGGTCAGTTTACTACTTTAGATGGTAAAAAAGTATCACCAACAAATAAGTTTGAGAAATCAAACTATGAAATTGATATACCTAACGAAACAAGGGTATTAATTGATGCATATTTAAATGAGGACGAGCCACCTAAATGGCACAATATAGTATTTTTAGATATTGAGTGTGAAATCGGTGGTGCTCTAACTCCTGAGAATATTAAAAATTCTCCTACTAAAATTACATCAATTGCTTTATATGACAAATCTACTCAACAAACTATTTGTTATATTCTTGATGAATCCAAATCAATGGAATCAATTGAAGAAGAAGGTAAAAGTATTATTGCGTGTTATACTGAAAAAGAATTGTTGCACAAATTCCTAGATAAATGGGAAGAACTTGATCCTACAATTGTTGTAGGATGGAATAGTGAATTTTTTGATATTCCCTATTTGTATTTTAGAATATTAAGAGTATTTGATGCTAAAACAGCATCAAGATTATCTCCACTTAAAATAATAGGAAACCTAAATCAATATGGTGCTGTTACTACAGTTGAATCTCAAAAAATGAGTAAAGATTATATTGATCTAGCAGGTATTAATCATTTAGACTACTTTAATTTATTTAAAAAATACATTACTAAACAAGAACCATCTTACAAATTAGGTGATATTGGTAAAAAATATGTTGGTTTAGATAAAATCAAATATGATGTTAGTTTAGATAAATTATTTAAAGAAGATAAGAAGAAATTTATTGAATACAATATTCGTGACGTTGAAATCCTTATTGAATTGGATAAAAAACTCCAATTCATAGATTTAACACTCAATATTTGTCATTTGTGCCACGTGCCTTATGAAAACATTTATTGGTCAACAATGTTAAATGAAGGAGCAATCTTGACATACCTTAAACGTCAGAATATTGTTTCAATGAATAAACCAACTACTACAAACCCTGAATTAAAGTTAACAATTGGGGAAGAATATGCTGGTGGTTATTTGAAAGATCCAATTCCTGGCTTGTATAGCGATGTGATTGATCTTGACTTTACCTCACTATACCCATCTATTATTCGTTCGTTGAATATGGGAGTAGAAACATTAGTAGGTAATGTTAAAATAAGAGATAAATACGATAGTAACTGGACTTTACTTGATTTGAAAGCATTAAAACCAAGCACAAAAATTACCATTGAAAATCCTAAACGTCAAGTAACTGAAATTACTGCTGGTAAGCTAGTTGAAATGGTTGAAAAAAATAAATTAACAATTGCTGCTAGTGGTGGTTTATTTAGAAGTGACAAGCGAAGCGTTGTATGTGATGTATTATCAGATTGGTTTGATAAACGTGTTGAATATAAGAACTTGATGAAGGATGCTTTTAAGAAAAAGAAAGATCCTGTATTAGGTGAGTTTTACAACAAACGTCAACATGCATTTAAAATTAAATTAAATGACGTTTACGGGTGTTTTGCTCAAAACGGATGGAGGTATACGGATGGATATAAAGTTATTTCAAACGCAATTACATTAACAGGACAAAGACTAATTCAGGAATCAATCAAAGCGATGAATCGAATGATTAATACTGAGATTGGAACTGAAGATGTTGATTATGTAATTACAAGTGATACCGATTCAATGTTTATTAGAGTAGGGGATGTTGTAAAATATAGATGGCCTGATTTAGATGTAAATGATAGAGATGCTCGTATTGCTAAAATATTAGAGGTAGCAGCTGATTATCAAAAACAAATCAACAAATATCTTAACCAACACGTTCGCGATTTATTCAATATTCAGGATGATCATTATTTTGAATTAAAACAAGAGGTGATACTTGAAAGAGGTTATTTCGCAGGTAAAAGACGTTATGCCCAATACATTATTAATAAAGAAGGTGTTACCACTGAAGAATTAGATATTAAGGGACTTGATTTGATGAAATCTAATTTCCCTCCATTATTCAGAGAATTTGGTGAAAACCTAATTAAGCAAATAATGTTTGGTAAAACCAAGAAAGAAATTGATTTATTAATTTCATCATTTAAAAAGAGTATAGCTAGTAGGGAAATAGTTGAAATTGCTAAACCAACTGGAGTTAAGAAAATTAGAGAATATATTGAGCGTGGACCTACAGCATCTAAAATATTTAGTGATTTAAAATCTAAAGCTCCAATTAATACTAAAGCAGCTATCTATTACAATGATTTGTTGCGTTTCAAAAAATTGGACAAAAAATATCCAACAATCAAAGAGTTTGAAAAAATATACTATGTGTATTTGAAGGATAATCCATATCGACTTGATTGCATAGGATTCTTTGGAGTTGATGATCCACCAGAAATTATAGAATTTATTGAAAAATATGTTGATAAGGAAAAAACGTTTGACTCAACGTTCCTAAACAAGTTACAAGGTGTATATGATGATTTAAAATGGTCATTTCCATCTCTTAATGAGTACGCCAACAAGTTTTTTGTTATTAGTTAAAAGAGTCGTATATTCACATTATGAATTTATTTAAAGGTTTTATTTACGGATTAATTGCTCAAATCATAACGTTTTTGCAATTACAGGGACAATTGAAGTATGATGTATTAAAAAACAATACATGGTTTGTTGTATTGTTAGGACTTCCTATTTCATATTTGTTTATGATATCCGTAAAACATTTTGTATTAGCTTATGATGGACAGATATGGCCATCACGATTAATAGGATTTGGAATTGGAGTAGTTGTATTTAGTCTTATGTCACATTGGTTATTTAAAGAGCCGATAACAGCTAAAACAATTACTTGTTTAGGTTTAGGAACTATTATAGTTTTAATTCAAATATTCTGGAAATGAACAAAGAAGTATTAATGAGTGTCGTTGATAAGTACTATCTAAACGGATTGTGCGAATCAGTTAAATGGAATGTTAAGGATAAACAATTATCCATTAATGCAGTATTAGCAACAAAAAACGCTATTACTAAAATTAATTGTTCCGATGTTGAAATTGATGATAGTGAACTATGTATTTTTAATACAACTCAACTTATTAGCTTGCTTTCAATTACAGATGATTTTGTTGAATTAAATGTAGAAAGTATTAAATCAACACCTGTTAAATTGAATATTGCTGATAATCAATACGATTTATCGTACCATTTGAGCGATGCATCAATTATCCCTTCAGTAGCAACTATTGAGGAACCAATTAATTATGATTTTGAATTTGATATTAATAATGAATTTATAACTAAGTTTATTAAATCATATGCTGCACTTGATAAGAATCCACGATTTACAATGCAAGCACATTTAACACCTGATAAAAAAGAAGTGGAAATAGTAATGGGTGCTGCTGAACAACATGCTAATAAAATTAAATTCAAAGAAGAAGGTGAATTTATAATGAGCACAGAACCAATACCTTTTCCAGCAAACATATTTAAAGAAATATTTTCAGCAAACAAAAATGCTACAGGTAAATTATATGTTAGTTGTCAGGGATTAGCTAAGGTAACTTTTACCGAAGATCCAATTTCTGTTACCTATTTTGTTGCAAGAAATAATAATTAATATATTTATAGATGACCTTAGGGCGCTAACCAGGTTTTATTATTAACAATTTAAAAACTATCTTAGGAGGTTTATTATGACACTAATGAGAACACACACAGACCCATTTGATGTCTTGTTCAAGAATTTCTTCAACAACGACTCATTCTTTGCTCCTGCTTTGGAGACAAAAATTACACACCCAGTAGACATTTACGAAACAAAAGAAGGCCTGCATTTTGAAATTGCATGTACTGGTCTAACTAAAGAAGATGTTAACATTAACATCGAAGGGGACGTTTTACGCGTTACCTATGAAAAAGACGGAGAAAGTGAAATTGACGTGACTAACTTTATCCATAGGGGTATTGCTCGTCGTTCATTTAATCTAGGTTATAAAGTATCATCACGTTTTGATCTTCAAAATGCTGATGCCCAAATGAATAACGGTTTATTACTAATTTCTATTCCGTTCGCGGAACAAGCCAAACCTAAAGTGTTGGCTATTAAATAATCAAGAGTTAGCGCCCTACTTGGTTATTTAAATTATTTTACTTATATTTAAAAAAAAATAAAAATTCATGATACAACCTTTAAATGGACACATTATCCTAACCCCTGTGGAAGAAATAGAGCAGATGGTAGGTAATATTATTATTCCCGATTTGGGAAAAGAAAGACCCGAAATGGGAGAAGTAGTTGCTGTAAGTGATACATTCAACTGGAATAGAGGTGAATGGAAAAAAACAGAACTTGCTGTTGGTGATAAAGTATTGATTCCTAAATTAGGAGCAATGAAAATCACTGTTGATGGACAAGATTATTTTATTTGTAAAGAAAACGATATTTTAGGAATTGTAAAAAATTAATTATGGTAGAAACATCATTTGGTATTGATTTAAAAAATAAGTTACTTGCTGGTATTCAAAAGTTGAATAACAGTGTTTCTTCCACATTAGGTCCTGGTGGTAGAACTGTTTTGATTAAAGATGGAAACGGTGAAATTAAAGTAACTAAGGACGGTGTTACAGTTGCTAAAGCATTTTCTGAATTACCTGACCAGGTAGAAGATTTAGGTGCTCAACTTGTAAAACAAGTATCTATCAAATCAGCTAATGAAGCTGGTGATGGTACAACAACATCTACTTTACTTGCAACAACAATGGTAGAAGAAGGACTTAAATTATTAGGTCAAGGTTCTAATCCAGTAGAAGTAAAGAAAGGTATTGATCATGGTGTTAAGTTAGTAGTTGATGAACTTAAAAAACTTGCCCTTGATATTAGCGATGAGAAACAAATTAAAGCCGTAGCAACCATTTCAGGTAACAATGATGAAGAAATTGGTAATTTAATTGCCACTGCTCTTGAAAAAGTAGGTCGTGATGGTGTTGTAGCTATTGAAGAAAGCAAATCGGGTGAAACGTCACTTGAAGTAGTTGAAGGTATGCAATTTGAGCGTGGTTATAAATCACCTTACTTTGTTACAGATAATAATACAATGTCAGCAATTATTGAAGATGCGCATGTATTAATTTTCGATGGTCGTATTACTACAGCAGCAGAATTACTTCCAGTATTACAAAAAGTAAGTGCTGAAAATAAATCATTGTTAATTGTTGCTGAAGATATTGATGGTGAAGCATTAGCTACATTGATTGTAAACAAAGCTAGAGGTATTATTAAAGTTATTGCTGTTAAAGCTCCTGATTTTGGTGAACGTAGAACAATGGCCCTTGAAGATTTAGCTACTGTGACAGGTGGTCAGGTTATTAGTAAAGAAAAAGGATTAAAACTTGATAAAATCCCAGTTGCTAATTATACTCAATATCTTGGTAAAGCAAGAACAGTTAACGTTAATAAAGATAAGACAACTATTATTGATGGTGCTGGTACTGAAGAAGCAATTACTGCACGCGCAGAAGAAATTAAATCACAGATTGATAAAGCAACTTCGTTCTTTGAAAAAGAAAAATTACAAGAACGTTTAGGTAAATTGATTGGTGGTGTAGCTATCGTATCAGTTGGTGGTAATAGTGAAATTGAAATTAAAGAAAAGAAAGATAGAGTTGAAGATGCATTATTTGCAACTAAAGCAGCATTAGCCGAAGGTATTGTACCTGGTGGTGGTGTTTCGTTGATTAAAGCATTTAATAATATCTTAGGTAAAATAGGTGATACTAGTGATAATACTATTGCAGGTATTAAAATTGTAAAACAAGCCTGTTACGCACCATTTAAGAAAATTATGGATAATGCTGGTAAAGATAACTGGTATGAAATCCTCCATTTAATATTTGAAGAAGATAAAGAAGCAAATAACTTTATTACGTTCAATGTTAAAACCGATACTATAACAAACGCCTTAAACGAAGGATTACTTGACCCCGTTAAAGTAACTCGTATCGCGCTTGAAAATGCTGCTTCTGTAGCCGGAACAATATTAACAACAGAATCAGTTGTATTTGAAAAAAAGGACGAAAAAGAAGGTGGTAACAATATGATGAACCTAGGAATGTAATTATATTTATAGGAAATATAGTTATAATGACTCGTTCTGATTATTTTCATATACCTAATTTTTGCCCACCTGAAATCTGCGATTTTCTAGTTCGTGAGTATGATAGAGATAGTGATATGCTCAATCTTACAAGTGAATTTGATAACGCAGATTTCTCTTATTTTGATAAAACAAATCTCCATAAACAAGGACTTAGAGATAAAAGAGCTAAAGTATTTGTAGAGCAACTGGCTTATAATACAAGACAAAAGCATATTGACTTTTATAAACCCGAGCAAATATGGTCTGATACTCAGGTATTAGTAAAATGGTTTCCAGGTCGCGATCTAGGAGTACATGCTGATAATGCCTTTTGGCCTGATGGAAGACCAAATTATGTTCATTTTAGACAATTCTCTTCAATAGTTTATCTTAATAATGCCAGTGAATATGAAGGTGGAGAGTTCTTTTTTATTGATCCTTATTTAGAAATTAAACCACAAAAAGGAGACTTGATAGGATTTAAATCAGGAATGGAATGGGCTCATGGAGTAAAAATGATTACTTCAGGAGCTCGTTATACTTTATCTCTTTGGTTTACAGACGATATTGAGTATGCTATATGGGATAATGATAATTATAGAAAAGACATTGATGAAAAAAGTGAACAATTACAAATAGATCCTTTGGATCGTTCTAACATTATAAAGTTATGGTAATATATGGAATATTTCTTGGTGCTCACCAATATTCAACAGCATTAATTAAAGATGGAAAAATATTATATGCTATTGAAAATGAAAGAATAACAAGAGTAAAGCATGGATATAGTTGGTTTGAATCACCTAAAGCATCTTATGTTGCTATTGAAAAAGCAACAGGTATAAAATTTGAAGATGTAGATTATATTGCTCTTTCAGATCCTGGACAACTAAGATATGATTTGGGCGCCTATAATAATTCTCCTGATAAAGTAGCTAACTATTATTTTTGGAAACAAAAGATAAGAGATTTTAATAAACCTATTATTGCTTTTGAACATCATCAATGTCATGCCGCTGTGGGTTATTATTTAAGCGGATTTCAAGAGAAAACTTTAATTCTTACTATGGATGGTGGTAGTAATGAAAGAAACTACACTACAATTTGGTTAGGTGAAAAAGGTAACATGACTAAGGTACACCAAAATATAGAGCCGTTAGAGGGTTCATTAGGGTGTATTTGGTTTGAATTATGTAAACACTTTGATTACACACCTGTTAAAGATGAAGGAAAAATAATGGGCTTAGCACCTCAGGGCAAATTAAATTCAGACTTTTATAATATATTAGATGAAATATGTCGTTATCAAGGTAATTTAAGTTTTAGTACACCTCATAATTTTCCATTTGCTAATTGGGCTTTTGCTCAATGCGAGGGCAATGGATTTTTTGATACACCCGAGAAAAAAGCAGATATAGCGTTTACAACACAAAAACATTTTGAGGATAATATCATACCATACATTAAAGACCTTAAAGCTAGATACCCTGAATATACTAAATTAGTCATGTCAGGAGGTTTATTTGCTAATGTTAAGGCGAATCAAAAAATAAATGAGCAGTGTGGGTTTGAAGAGGTATTTATTGCCCCACCAATGGGTGATGAAGGTTTATCATTAGGTGCTGCTATGTTAGCTTCTTGGAAATTAGGTGAATGGGAACATAAACCAACTAAAGATGTATTTTTTGGTTTAGAATATACTGATGAACAAGTTATGGATGCTGCTTTAAAATTTAATGTTAAAGCAAAAGGTAGATACACTAATGATATGGAATTTATCGTATCTGAATTAACAAACAGAAAGGTATTTGGTATATTCAATGGTCGATTTGAATTAGGACCTAGAGCATTAGGTAACAGAAGTGTTATAATGGAAGCAACAAATCGTTATAATCATTCTCATCTTAATCAGCGATTTGGAAGAGACGAAACAATGCCTTTTGCCCCTATAGTATTATATGATAAAGCAGAAGAAGTATTTGATATCAAATCATCTAAATTTGCTTCTGAATTTATGACGTTATGTCATAATGTAAAAGAAGAATGGAAGGAAAAAATTCCAGCAGTTACTCATTTAGATGGTACTGCACGTCCTCAAATTGTAAGACTAGATGTACATCCTGTATTTTACAATATATTACACTTTTATGACAAATGGACTAATATTCCTGTCTTAATTAATACTTCGTTTAACGGACATGGTGAACCTATTATTGATACACCTGAACAAGCATTTATCCATTTAGAAAAAGGTTCTATTGATTATTTAATTATAAACAACATGTTATATGCTAGAAACTAATTGGCCCCAAGTTAATATTAGATACCATGATTATTTTAGTGGTCCTTTTGTTGAAATAAAAACAACTGAAATAGAAAAATGGGGTGAATTTTTAATTCGTTTTTACGAAATAATAGGTGATAAAAAGGAATTAGTAGACCAAAAAGCTATTTGGGGAAACAACTGGTATGAAACTCCTAGAAAATTTTACACTAACTGGTATACTGAAGTATTAGGGTTTCAAAATAATAAAATAGTAAAAGTAGGATGGGATAGGTTTGATTTATATGGAAAAAAAGTAGCTATATGGCTTCAAAATGGATATAATAATATTTTAGATGTTAATTTCCATTTAGAAACACTCCCAGTAATAGAAGAATTTGCTAATAAACATAAGTGTTATGTAACAGTAGTTTCCGATTTTGCTCCATCATTATCATCTTCAAATAAACATATCAGTTTTATGTCTATGTTAACTGCAGATGAAGCAAGATCATCTTATTATGCTACTTATAGAATAGGAATATACGCAGGGGAAGAAAATTATATACGATTACCTTGGGATGATTTAAAATCACAACCAGTATTAAATTCAAATAGATTACATTATGACCAGTTTCATCCTCGTAACGTAATTAAATTAAACCTATCTCCATCAGAAATTGCACGTGACATTTTATTTGGGTTTGATCATAACGATTTGAGTTACAATAACTATTACCAATCAACAAAATCTATACTTTCTTCAAAGCAAGTTTGGTTACCCTAATATATCGTCATATATTTACAGGGAATAAGTTATATTTTTAATTTAAAAAAACAATTATGAAAAAAATCATGTTCGCATTGCTAGTTGCAACTACATTGGTAGCTTGTGGTGGTAATGGTGCTTCTACTGAAGCCAAAGTTGATTCTACTGCAGTATCTACACCTGATACTACAGTTGCTGTTATTGACTCAACAAAAGTTGATTCTGTAGCTGCTGAGGTGAAGTAATCACCAACGGTGAGATGGCAGAGCGGTTGAATGCGTCGGTCTTGAAAACCGAAATACTGGAAACGGTATCTGGGGTTCGAATCCCTGTCTCACCGCAATTTTAAAAAATTAGATTATGTTTTGGATATTTTACATTATTAGTGTTTTATATTGTTTCTACCATTTAGCAAAAAGATGGAATCGAGATGTAATGCCTGGTGGGTTAGGAATTAATCCTGGATTGGATACATTAGCTGTTTTATTTTTAGCTCCTGTTTTGATGGTAGTAGATGTAACATTAACTTGGATTCGCATTTATAAAGAAGCAGAAGAAGCAAGGAGAAAAAACGATAAGGTATTTTAATCTTATGCCTGGGTGGAGTAATGGCAGCCTCGAAAGACTTAAAATCTTTTGGACAGAAAACGTCCGTGTCGGTTCGAGTCCGACCCCAGGTACTAGTTGTTGTTCTTTGACATATAAGGAGAAATAAATTATGGATACACTATCATTCGTTTTAGGGATAGCATTTGTGGTGGTTATTGCTGTTGCAATAGTTGCTGTTTATGCTTTCGTTAAGGTAAAAGAAGTAAAAGAACAAATTGAAAATAACGAGCGCAACATGTCACAAGAAATAGAGCGTGTATATAGAAATTTTCATGAAGAGAATAGAGCAATATATGAGCATATCAGTAATCGAGTGCGAGATATTGAGTCTATGATAGATTCACGCTTAGATAAGTTACAAAATAAACCAAAACAATTATTAAAAGACTAAAATAAAATAAGTCAAAGAACAACAACATTTTTTCTCCTCATATTTATATTCATGATTATAATAGATGGTTTTGTAAGAGATGAAGCATTGCTTCGTAAAATTCAACAGTCAAACGAATTTTGGAACTCAGGTTATTATTGGTGGAATGGATGGTGGAATACTCCAGCCTCTACTTTACGCCATCAGTTGATTGAATATATTTGGCGCAATCATTGTCCTTTAGCTGAATCTATTTATTTAGATGGCTTTGAACATTGGGTAGGTGTTTATAATGCTAATGAAACTGTTTCTAATGTTGGTGGTGAGTTTTCACTTATTTCCCATTTTGATAAAGATGAAAAATTATGGAATGAAACAGGTAAAGTAGTTACTCCTAAATTAGGTACTATTTTTTATCCTGATCCGTGTAATGATGAAATGGAAGGTGGTTATCTTAAAGTATGGAAAACTCATAATACTGATTTTAACGCTCCCTATGAACTTATTGAAGCGAAATACAATCGCTTAATTATATTTGACGCTAGTCAATTACATGCTGTTACTCCTGTTACTAAAGGAACAAGAAAAGCAATCGCTATTAATTTATGGGATGAATCCCCAAGCGATGCTCCAAACATGCTATTCTAATTTGGTTATTTAAATAAAAGTTTGTATATTCAATGTATGAATAAACATACATTATTTGTTGAAAAATATAGACCTGATACACTTGAAGGTTATATTGGTAACGAGCAGTTTACTACTGATTTACAAAAGTGGATTACTGAAGGAAATTTACCTAATTTATTATTACATGGTTCACCAGGTACTGGTAAAACCACAGCCGCTAAACTAATTGTTAAAAACATTCAGTGCGACTTTATCTATATTAATTGTAGTGATGAAAATGGTATTGATACAATTAGAGATAATGTTAAGCAGTTTGCATCAGCAGCATCGTTCCAACCAATTAAGGTTGTTATATTGGATGAAGCTGATTTCTTGACTATTAATGCCCAAGCAGCACTTAGAAACATTATTGAGTCGTTTAGTGGCAATACTCGTTTTATCTTTACTTGTAATTTCGTAGAACGCATTATTGAGCCGTTACAATCACGTCTTACAATATATGAATTAAGTTCTCCCCCAATCAAACAAATGGCTAAGCATTTAGCTAGTATTTTAGATAAAGAAAGTATTGAATTTGATACTAAAGATTTATCTATTATAGTTAAAAAAACATACCCAGATATTAGACGTGCTTTAAACACAATCCAAGGTTCAATTCGTAATAAAACTTTAGTTGTGGATAGATTAGGAGAAGTAAATTATCCTCAACAAATTATAGAAGCATTAGACAAAAAAGATGCATTTGCTACTGTTAGACAAATTGTAGCAGATAATAATATAAAAGATTTTAATAATTTATATAGGATGTTATTTGAAAAATATAGTGATCCTGAAATTATTATTACCATAGCTGAATACCAATTTCAATCTGTAACAGCCCCAGATAAAGAAATTAATTTTATGGGCTGCATTGCTAAACTAACAACAATTTAAAATGTCACAAGAAAGAGTTCAATTAAACATTTCATTAGACAAAACCACAGCACTTATTTGTGATGGGTGTGGTAGTCAAACATTTCAAGAGGGAGTTGTATTGCGTAAAGCATCTAAATTCCTTACAGGTACAACTCAAGATGGTATTATTCCTATTCCTACTTTTTATTGTGTAAAATGTGGACACGTTAATGAGGAATTTTTACCTGCTGATTTGAGAGCACCTAAAGCTGAATAATGACAATTTTTGATTGGTTAAACGAAATTACAGGCGCAAAGCGTCCTTGGAATGGATTTACTGATGATGCTAAGGAATCATTTAATTCTTATATGATTAGTAGATTCATTTCAATGAAACGCGACTATATTGATGTAGTTAATATTGCACAGAAATATACATTACCTAAAGGTAAATTGTATGAATTCTATTGTGCACTGCTTCCTAAAAGCAAATCATTTTTTCGTTATGTAAAATCAACCAAATCAATTAATCAGGATCAGGTAAACGCATTAGCAAAGTACTATATGTGTAGTACACGTGAAATTATTGATGTACTTCCTCTTTTGGAGGAGCAAGAAATAGAGCGTACCTTTAATGAAACTCAAGGCTATGTTAGTGCCCAAAAAACGAAAAAACGGAAAACAAATAGCAAAACAAATGTTACAAGTGATAAAAAGAGTAGAAAGACCAAAGGATGATATTACTTGGGAGGTAATGGAAGATTTAACTGAACGTGCTAAACGAGGGTTAAATAAATACGATACTACCTTAGCCGAGAATAATCATCAAAACATGCTTCAACATGCCTATGAAGAAGCACTTGATTTAGCTCAATACCTAAAAAAAGAAATTACTACATTAAATACAATTCAAGATTTAGTTAAACAATATCCAAACGATGCTGAATTGGGACGTGAGATAAGAAAAATATATGGCTAAGAAAAAACTAACTGATATTGAGAAATTAATTAAGGAAACTAAGTTACCTGAATTAAATTATGGAACACAAAATAGTGTATCATACTCTCAGTATTCCGTATACAGAAGATGTCCCCATCAATGGTATTTACAATATATTAAGAATTTAGCCCCTTATCAAGCATCAATTCATACTGTATTTGGAACAGCAATGCATGAAACACTCCAGCATTATTTTGAAATAATGTATAATCAAAGCGGTGCCGCTGCTGATAGAGTTGAAATAGTAGAATACTTTAAAGAGCGTTTTAGAACTATATATAAAGAAGAATATAACAAAGTTAAAACACATTTTTCATCTCCTGAAGAAATGAAGGAATTTTATGAAGATGGAGTTACAATTATTGATTGGTTTAAGAAAAACAGAAATAA